TGCCGAAGACAGCACGGCGTTTGACGCCAACCTTGCAGAGCAGCTTTCAGAGCAGGAATTAGCTACGGTCGGCTCTGAGTTGGTACAGGCGTATAAGGATGATCGCCTGACACGCGACCCTTGGGAAAAGGCGTATATAAAAGGGCTAACTCTTCTTGGTTTGCAGATTGAAGAGCGTACCCAGCCATGGGCTGGCGCATCTGGTGTGTTTCATCCCATATTGAGCGAGGCCGTCACCAAGTTTGTGGCTGACGCTATGATGGAAACCTTCCCGGCTTCTGGTCCTGTCCTGGTCAAGATTATTGGCAAGACCGACCCAGAAAAAACCAAACAGGCAAAGCGTGTCCAGAAAGACATGAACTACCAATGCCTGGAAGTCATGCCGGAATATCGGGACGAGCATGAGCAGTTGCTTTTCCATCTTGGTGTATCAGGATCGGCATTCAAGAAGGTTTATTACGACAGAGAGCTTGGGCGACAGACCGCGCCTTACGTCATGGCGGAGGATTTTGTTGTCGCTTATGGAGCCACTAACCTGATCAATTGTCCTCGTGTCACGCATGTAATGAAAATGTGGCCGAATGACTTGAAAAAGAAACAGTTGTCTGGGGAGTACTTGGACATAGAAGTCCCAGAGCCAACTGTTGAATATACGGACATTGAGCAGAAGAAGGATAAGTTGTCTGGGTATGCGCCATCCGCCGAAAAGGATGATCGTCATACTGTTTTGGAAATTCATACTGATTATGATCTCCCAGGATTTGAGGAAGCAGACGAAGGCGGTGAGCCGACTGGGATAAAGGTTCCCTATATTATTACTATTGAACATCACAGCCAGAAAGTTCTTTCTATTTACCGGAACTGGAAGGAAGAAGACGCCCTAAAAATCCGCCGAGATTATTTTGTCCAATATAAATATCTAACCGGTCCTGGTTTCTACGGCATCGGCCTTGTCCATCTGTTGGGCGGCATTGCCAAGTCGGCCACGTCCATCATCAGGCAATTGATTGATGCCGGTACATTGTCCAACCTTCCCGCTGGTCTGAAATCTAGGGGATTGCGGATTAAAGGCGACGACAGCCCATTGAGGCCGGGTGAATTCCGAGATGTGGATGTTCCTGGTGGGGCTATCAAGGACAATATTACATTTATTCCCTACAAAGAGCCGTCCACGGTTCTCTATCAGTTGCTTGGCAATATCGTGGAAGAGGGGCGTAACATCGCTTCCATCGCGGATTTGAAAATCTCCGAGATGGACAACCAAGCCCCTGTCGGCACCACTCTGGCCATCATTGAGCGCGGCATGAAAGTGATGTCTTCGGTTCACGCCCGTATCCATGCATCCATGCGGTTGGAATTCAAACTGGTTGCCGAATTGGTCAAGGATTTTCAGCCCGCAGATTATGAGTATGAAGTGGAAGAAGGGGCAACCCGCGCACAGGATTACGACGACCGCGTGGATGTTTTGCCGGTGTCGAACCCCAACGCGGCGACCTTGGCCCAGCGTATTATGCAGAACCAATCTGTGTTGCAGTTGTCTCAGTCGGCCCCGCATATATATGACCAGAAGCTTCTGCACCGGCAGATGATTGACGCCATGGGTATCGAGAATGCAGATAAGCTTGTGCCGCTTGAAGACGAAATGAAACCCATGGACCCTGTGTCTGAAAATATGTCCATTATAACCGGTGAGCCTATCAAGGCGCATGATTATCAAGACCACGAAAGCCATATCAAGGTTCATATGGCAGCAGCCGAAGACCCTAAAATCCAACAGATTATCGGGATGTCACCGGCAGCGAAGGCTATCCAGGCTGCTGCTGCTGCTCATATACAAGAGCATGTGGCCTTCCAATATCGCCGGGAAATAGAGAAGCAGCTTGGTGTCCCCATGCCGAAGTATGGTGAAGAAATCCCAGCCGAGGTGGAGGTCCAGCTTTCCAAACTGACAGCAGATGCTGCTGATAAGGTTCTCAAAAAGGATTTGGCTGAGATGCAAGCCATGGAGAACGCGAAGAACCAGAACGACCCGGTTCTTCAGATGCAACGTATGGAAGCCGAGACAAAACAGGCAGAAGTCCAGCGCAAGGGTCTTGCCGATAAGATGCGGGCTGTACTTGGGATGGCGCAAATTTCCAGCAAAGAAAAGTTGGCTGGCGTTAAGGTTGGCCAGGATGCCCAGCAATCCAAGATGGATATGCTTTTGGAAATCCAAAGATTGCTCACCGATGAGGCCCGCGTTCAGTCGCAAGAGAGGCAAACTGGTGCGCGGATCGGTGTCGATCTCGCCATGGCGGCAGTAGATGATGAGATAGAGCGCGAGCGCATCGCCTCCCAGGAAAGAATTGCTGGTGTTAGGGAGGGCGTAAACATTGGCTTGGCAGGGTTACAAGCGGAGACAGCGCATGAACAAACAGCGGCGAGTTTGGCTGGGAAATTCATGGATATACTCAGATCACGTACAAACCAATGACAAAATACGAACAATTCTGAAAATAACAGTTGATCGGATAAACATTGCCCGGTAATATTTTGGATACCTTACGAATAAGCCTTCGTCGAGAGATGAATGACATTGCTGATTATGTCTCAACGGGGGGGTGTTTGAGTGCGGGGGAGCCCACTGCGGTGGCATTAGAGTATGCCAAATCGGTGGGGAAGATAGAGGGGTTAGCTTTAACGGAGCGGGCTATTCTTGATATTTCGGAAGAGGGCGAGGCAGAGGAAGAGCAAGACGTATGAACCAAACTGCCCACATTAAAGAAGTTGAAAAGCCGGAACTTGTTGGGTTCTCTAAGTCTCAGCGGGAGTTGGCAGATACTTCAAAACAGTTACCCGTTCCCAAAGGGTGGCGTATCCTTCTGGGCCTTGTTGATGTCGAGGAAGCGACAGAGGGCGGCATAATCAAGGCCGATATGACAAAAGAGATTGAACAAACATCCAGCGTGGTTGGTTTTGTCTTGGCGATGGGTGCCCAGTGTTACAACGACAAAGAACGGTTTGGTGATGATCCGTGGTGTAAGGAAGGCGATTTCGTCTTGATCGGCGCGTATAAGGGGGTTCGTTTTAATATTCATGGCAGAGAGTTTCGGATCATCAATGATGACACCGTGCAAGCTGTTGTGGATGATCCACGCGGATATACGAGGGCATAATGGCAGATACTGCATTGAACCCAGAATACGAAGAACCAGAAGCTTTCCCAGTTGGCGCACCGGATGGCGGTGAGGCTAACATTGAAATTGAGGTGTTGGACGACACGCCTGTGGAAGATCGCGAATCTCCACGTCCAGCCGCTGACAGACTTGATCTTGATAGCGACGAATTTGAAGAAGAAATTAAAGATTACTCTGAAAATGCACAGCAACGCATTAAGGCACTCAAATTTGAATACCATGAGGAACGGCGTGCCAAGGAAAGCGCCTTACGCCAAAATGAGGAGGCCGTCCGGTATGCAGAAGCGGTTGCTGCGGATAATGCCCATCTGAAAGAGGGACTTAGTAACACCAATGATGTCTTAATCCAGCAGTACGGAGCCCGGTCAGACGCTGAATTGGAAACCGCCCGCTCATCCTTCAAAGAAGCCTACGAGGGCGGCGACACGGATGAGCTTTTAAAGGCGCAGGAAACTATCTCTCGGCTTCACGCCGAGCGTGCCAAAGGTCTTGTAGACGCAGAGGCAATTCAGAGGCGGCAGCAATCTCAACAGCAGCCTCAACAGCAGGCCCCGCAGCAAAATCCCCAACAGCAAGCGCCGGACTCTCGTGCGATGGAATGGTTGAGGAAGAACTCTTGGTATCAGGCTGTGGGCAACGAAGACATGACTGGCTACGCAGTCGGCTTGCACCAGAAGTTAGTGGGCGGGGGACTGAACCCCCAACTTCACGAAGAATATTATACAAAGATTGACGAGGGAATGCGGACAGTGTTCCCAGACAAGTTTTCCTCCGAGGACTTGGGCGGTAAGGGAGGGGGCTACCCCCATCCTGCTGAGACCGGAGGGAAGAAACCACCCCCTGTGGGTGGGCCGTCACGGGGCGGTAAACCCCCGCGCAAAGTTCAGCTAACCGCCACCCAAGTCTCTCTCGCAAGGCGACTTGGGTTGACCAACAAGCAGTACGCCGCTCAAGTTGCAAAGGAACAGTTGGCAGATGGCTAAAAACCCGCGCACCGCGTCAAAAACGCGAGACAACGAGACACGCGAAACCGAAGATAGGGTGGCGCAGTATCGTCCCCCGTCAAACTTACCTGACCCGATACCCCAAGACGGGTATGAATTCCGGTGGGTCCGCACCTCCATGCTTGGGGAGGCGGATAATCGGAATGTATCAATGCGATATCGTGAAGGGTGGGAGCCGTGTTTATCAGAGGATCATCCTGAATTGATGATCACGTCTGACTTGAACACGGATGCCGCCTTAGAAGGTAATATCGTTATTGGTGGGCTTATGCTTTGCAAATGTTCTTC